ACAGGAACTGGTACAGGAAGAAACGGATTAATTGTTGGTTTAGCTCAACAAGCACCAATTACCGAACAAATGTTTTCAAGAGAGTTATTTGAGCCAAAGTTTACAGAGCTAGATAACGTAGCTAAGGCTTTGGGAATGCTTCAATCTATAGGAAGACGATTCTAATGACATACTTAGATTTAATTAATAGCGTTCTACGAAGATTACGAGAGGACACTGTAGATACAGCTAATGGTACTGACTATTCTCATCTTATAGGTGATTTGGTTAATGACGCTAAAAAGATTGTAGAAAACTCTTTTGACTGGACTTCTTTGCGAGACTCTATAACTATTAACACTGTAAGTGGAACAGATACCTACTCACTTACTAACAGTGGTGATTTAGCTGTAATTAAAGATGTAATGAACACTACGTCTAAAAGGTTCATGAATTTAAGAAGTAAAGAATATTTTAACAACGTAACTTACAACACCACGCCACAATCAGGCTCTCCTGATTATTTTACATTTGTGGGTACGGATGCTAATAGAGATTTAAAGGTTCAAGTCTATCCAAAGCCTGATGCGGCATACGCTTTAAGGTTTGATGTTGTTAAACCACAGACTGACTTGACCACTGACTCAGATAGTTTGTTAGTACCTACTAACCCTGTAATACAACTAGCTTACGCTATGGCTTTAAGAGAAAGAGGTGAAACTGGCGGTCAAAGTGCAGCAGAACAATTTGCTGTAGCTTCTACTGCTTTATCTGATGCTATTGCATTTGATGCTAACAGATACCCTTCTGAGTTAACTTTTCAGGTACGATAATGGCCCAGAAACTACAAAGCATAACTATTACGGCTCCAGGGTTTGCGGGTATAAACACCCAAGATGCCCCGTTAGCACAAGACCCTACCTTTGCGTCAGTTGCAGATAACTGCATTATTGACAAAGAGGGACGAGTAGCTGCGCGTAAGGGTTACGATATGGTATCTACCAATGGCCCTGCTGTACTAGGAAGCTCTGACGGAATAGAGGCTATACATCAATATAGGGATTCAGGTGGTAACACTAAAATATTTTCTGCTGGTAACAACAAGATATTTTACGGTACGTCTACTTTAACAGACGATACTCCTGGCAGTTATACAATTAGTGCCAATAACTGGAAGATAATTAACTTTAATGACCATGCTTACTTTTTTCAAAGAGCGCATGAGCCATTGTTATATACAAATTCTGTCGCTGATGTTGAAACAATGTCTTCTCATACTCACGCCACAGGCACACCACCACAGGGCAATGAAGTTTTAGCCGCATTTGGTAGGTTGTTTGTTGCAGACTTTGCAACGGATAAGTCCACTATATATTGGAGCGACCTATTAAACGGTCATGCTTGGAGTGGTGGCTCTACAGGTTCTATAGACATATCTAAGGTATGGCCTAATGGATATGATGAAATTGTAGCTCTGGCAGCTCATAACGGGTTTCTCGTTATTTTTGGCAAAGACTCTATAGTTGTTTATGAGGGTGCTGACTCTCCTGCTTCTATGTCTCTAGCTGATACCATATCAAATATAGGATGTGTCTCTAGGGACGCGGTTGTATCTACGGGCAAGGATTTAATCTTTTTAGACCGTTCAGGCGTAAGAAGTCTGGCAAGAACAATTCAAGAAAAGTCCTCACCCATTGGTGACATCTCTAAGAATGTTAACAATGACATTAAAAATCTAACAGCCAGTGAAACAGGCAATATTTCATTGCATTATTCGCCTAAAGAGGCTTTTGTCCTTGTTAATTTTCCTGTCCTTCAGACGGTGTATGTCTTTGATACTAGGTTTCCTCTCCAAGATGGTTCATACAGAGCTACCACTTGGTCTAGTATCTCGCCCTTACGTTTTACTAATTTGGTGGATGACACTATTTATATTGGAAACGCAACTGGAATTGCTAAGTATGATAGCTATACAGACGGGACAGGCTCGTATCAACTAAGTTACTTCTCGCATCCTCTGGCATTTGGGGATAGCTCTATTCTTAAATTTTTAAAGAANGTTAACTTAACTACTTTTGATGGCTCTGAAGCCACAGTTGTGTTGAACTGGGCTTACGATTATTCAAATGCTTATAAAAAACAAGCATACGTTTTACCTGCTAATAACGCAGCACAATATAATATATCTGAGTTTAACACTACGGCTGAATACTCTAGCTCATTAAGTTTAATTAACAGACAGAAAATTAATACTTCTGGTTCTGGAGCTGTCGTGTCAGTAGGAGTAGAAACAACTGTGAACGGCAAATCTATTGCTATTCAACAATTTAACATTCATGCACTACTTGGAAGGATTGTCTAATGACTGACTATACAAAGACAACAAACTTTGCTGCCAAGGATTCTCTGGTGTCAGGAAATCCTGCCAAAGTGGTAAAGGGAACCGAAGTGAACACAGAATTTGATAACATAGCAACAGCCGTATCTACTAAGGCTAATCTAGCTGCCCCAACATTTACTGGGACAACAACTGCTGCAAACCTCACGGTGTCAGGAACATTTACTGGCACTATTGATGGAGGTACTTACTAATGTCTCATGCATGGTGGCATCCAGAATGGATGGAAGATTTAAATGACGCTGCTGGAGATTTTTTTGGCAGTCCTACTGCTGGACTTATAGGAGCTATAGGTCAAGGTGTCTTAACCGAAAAAGGCATTAAAGACATAAACAAGGCCCGTAAAACAGCCAACATATTTTTTGGTGGTCAGTCTCAGTTACCTACTGCCGAAGGCGGTTTACTAGGTGAAGTATCAAGGCAGTCTCAGTTTAAACCATTTACGGTTACTGGCACTAACGTCTATGGTCAGCCTTCTACTGCGAGTATATCTCAAACAGGTACTGAGTTAGCTTTAAGTCCTGAAGAAGCCGCATTGCAAAAGTCTTTAACTGATTTTGGGCAACAGGCTTTTGATTTTTTAGGCGACCCAGCACAAAGAGAGCAAGAACAGTCTGCTTTGATAGGTATGTTGACTCAAGACCCTTCTCAAAGAGCTAGTAGAGAAGCTGACATATTCCAAAGGCTAGAGGCTATGCAAGCTCCTGAAAGAGAAAGAGCTGGCCTTCAGTTAGAAGAAAGGCTGTTTAATCAGGGTAGAGGTGGTGTCCGTACTTCTATGTTTGGAGGCACTCCTGAACAACTAGCACTTAACAAAGCTATTCAGGAACAACGCGCTGGGTCTGCTATATCTGCTATGGAACAAGCTAGAGCTGAACAAGCCCTACAGTCTCAACAGACTCTACAGGGTTTGGGTGAGTTTAGAGACAGAATGGGTTTAGCAGGAGAGCTAGGATTAAGGGCTATACCTACAGCTTACACCCCGCAGCAAGAGCTTTTAAGGACGTTAACTCCACAACTAGAGGCTTCACGCCTAGCATCCACTTTACAGTCCACTGGGCTAGGCTTAGGGGCTGGTTTGGCAGAATCTGCAATAGAGGCCCAGTTGGGATTTGAAGGGCTTAGAAACGCCCTAAGACAGCAGCAGTACCAAGGTCTGTTTGACTTATTAAGGTCTGAAAAATCGGGTCAATCCGAGCCTGAAGGAACTCGTGTTGTAATGAGTGACGGAACTGTAGTTTATTTATAGGAGCTAGTAATGGCAATTAACATACAATCTTTATTCAGCGACATTATTGAGACTCCTGCTCAACGTCAAGAACGTATGCTTGGTGAGGGAATACTCAAGGGGAGAGAGTTAACTGGCGGTCTTACAGGACTGGCTAGGACTCAGGCTCCTCTAGTATCTGCCCTATCTATGCAGATGCCCCAAAGACAAGAAGCACTCCGTAGGGGTGTTGGTGGAATGTTGGGACTAGACGTTAGAACTGAGTCTGAGAAGGTTCAGGAAGCCCTTCAGGGTGTAGACCCTAATGACCCGCAAAGTCTCCTTCAGGCTGCACAAGCTGTAGGTAATCTAGGACTAGGCGCTCAATCTGCTCAAATGAGAGCTATGGCTGCTGATGCAACCAGACAAAAACAAGCAGACTTGATGGCTCAACAAGACTTTGCAATGGGTCAAGCTGAATCTGCACAGTCTATAGCTGAAAGCAGAGCTAGGACAGGGCAGCTTGAAGAAACTGTCAGGCAGTCTATTGCAGGAGATGTAAGAGAAGCTGCTAACGAAACTACTGATTACATGACTGCCCAAAACATTTTTAGAGCAAGCAAAGATATACTTCAAAAAGTTAGCCCATATTTGGCTGGTCAAATTGAGTCTTTGTTTCCTCCAACAGTAGAAGGGGCTTCCAAAGCAAGAGAATTTGCTCTTGAACTAGCTAAGTCTCCAGAAGAAAAAGAAAGAGAGTTTAGAGAAGTCACAATTATTAACAAACAAACAGGAATGCCTGAAATTGTTCTTTTTGATGACAATGACGAGACTTACAGAAGGGTTCTTGGTGTAGATGATGCAGCTCTTGAAGCAAATGGTGGTAAGAAATTTTCTAATGTATCTACAACTCCAGGACAGGCATTAACTTCGGAGGCATTTAGCGCGAAGTCCCATGCAGAAAAACTTCTTTCTATTGCATTTAATCCTAACTTAGAGCAAATGGTTGGCCCTGCGGAAGCAAGACGGGCAGTTCCAACATTTATGCTAACGGCAGACGCAGCAGCATTAAGAAATGAAATAGATAGGTCTATTACTAATGGAACATTGCCAATAATTAGAGCTTTTGCTCCTGTTACAGAAACAGACGTTGGGTTGTTGCAAAATGTTCAGCTTAATTTTCGTGATAGCCAAGAAGTTTGGGTTCAGAAAACTATTGAAGAAAATGTACCTCAATCACTTAATGTTTTAGAAAGAAGTTTGATTGAAGATGGTCAGGGATTATCTGCTGCTCATCAAATGAGATTGGCAACATCTGAAGAAATACTTTTAAATGTTGTAAACAATCCAGGTGTGTTTGGAGATTACAGTCTTGAGGAGGCTACCTCTCAGGCAATATCTTTGCTGCCTAACGCGAACAGGATTGACGTAAAAGAAATACCAGACGATATAACAATATTTAAATCTCCCAATGGCACTATATTTAGCGCAGAAATTATTCAAGTGCTTAGAGAAAGACAGCAGTTAAGCGAAGAAGAAATAATTGAAAATCTTGACCTAACACTCATAGAGAGATAGCCATGAGCAAAGAAAAAGAGTTAGAGGCACTCCAAAGAGCAACTCGTTCTTCAGGAGTTGATGAGATTGCAAGAATCTCTCAATTAACAGGTGCTTCTGAATACGAAGGTCTGAGGCGTGGCGCATTAGAAACTAATGTTATTGCTGCTAAAAGACGTTTTAGAGAAGCAGGTCAGGCTGGAAAACAGTTGCTTACTATGGGATTTGAGGCCGTAGGAGCTATTCCTGAAGGTGCTACAGCAGCTTATACAGAAGACATACGAAGAGAGGCAGAAGAGTTTGCAAAAACGCCATACGCTCAAGGCGGTACAGCAGGTCAGATATTGGCAGACATTACTATGTCCCTTCCTGCTCTAGTTGTTGCTGGCCCTGCAATTACCACTGTAAGGGGGGCTATGGCACTGGGGGCTATTGAAGGCTTGAGCAGACCTGCTTATTCGCAAGAAGATTTAAATTTGCTTAATCCAGAAAGAGTAAAAAACGTAGCCGTTTCAACATTAGCTGCTGGTGGAGGAACTTACCTGATAAATAGGTTAGTTCCGTCTGCATCTCTTGCAATACATGAAAAAATGTCTGCTGCACCTTTTAGCTTGGCTAAAAAGAAATCGCTAGAAGGCATTCAAAGAGAAGCAGCCCAAGAATCGGTAGATTCTGCTAAAAAATTTAATACCTTTGTTACTCCAGCGGAAGCAACTAAAGACCAATTAGCTTTTAACAGAGAAGCTGGGATTAGCTTGTTTGGTAAAAAAGGAAGGCAGCTTTACAACAGAATAATCAAAAGAGAAGAGCAGCTTCAAGCCTCTATAAATGACATTGTCAATGGATTAACGCCAGAGGGCAGAACTGCTGCAAACAATACAGCGGCACAATATTCTGATAGTGCTTATAGAACCGAATTCCCTCTGATGCAAGAGCTTGTTAATGATAACAAAATATTCAAACAAGCATATTTGGCAGTTTCCGAATCAAACGCTCGTCAGCAATTCATAAGACAAAGCGGCGGTAGAGTTAGCATTCAACCAAATACTGTTGGTGAATTGCATTTGATGCGTCTGCACATTGATGACTTGATTAAGTCAGCAAAATCGCAAAAGGCTCCAATAGCGGGTCTTAGCGAAGCTAGAAACCTTCTTTTAGGGGTTGCTGATACTTTTGCGCCAGAATATGCGCTTGCAAGAAATATCAGACAAAGAACTATACTTCAAGACAAATTATTTGATGCTTTGCAGAAGTCCAAAGACAAGGACATTAAAACTTCAAATTTCTACAAGGCTTTTTTGGAGTCAGGAGAAAAAAGAAATAACTTATTTAAGGAAATAGACAATATTATAGATAAACCTGTTTCGGAGTCAGTAAGAAAAAATATTGAAGCAATAACTCCTGTGCTAAAAGCGGTTAATGACAGCCCTTTGAATAAGGCTTTAGGAATAAGAGAGGTTCAGCTTAGAGCGGCTGGCGTAGGTGGTGTTAGAGGAG